CCATTCATTCCACCTTCCAGCTTGCGCTTAATTTTGAGCCGAAGATCGGCGTAGTCTTTTTTCTTAATGCGACCACCGTGCTTCTCGACCACCTCGTCGGCAACGTGCTCGTCGAGGATGTTTTCTGCAACCGAGTACGGCTTACTGTCGTCATAGTCGTCGAACGACGGACCCTTAACGTCGACCATGCCCTGACACGACCAGCCACGGCTCTCGACGATCTTGCGAACGTCCGCCGTCGAATCGACCAGTGCCTCGGGGTCCATGCGGAGCCCGCCGAAACCCTTGCGAACGAGGCCGCTCTTGTACACCTTGCCGGAGAAGCTGATGCCCTGGGCCTTGCACTGCTTAATGTAGTGCTGCCGCAGGGACTCAGGCATGTTCGGAAACGGATTGCCCGAGGCTACGCCACGGAAGTTCTGCGTGTCCGTGCCCTTGAGTCCATGGGCTCGCTGGCGAGCGAACATGACAGCCAGGTCTTTCTGGAACTCACCGACCGGCTCGCCATCGTTCTTATGGCACCACTCAAGGTATCGCTCGACGGCGGTTGCGCCGTACTCAGCGATCTCATCAGGCACTTCGACCGTGTCGATCACACTCATTGCGGCATACCCTGGGGTGGCATTTCTTGCATCTGCTGATCGGCCATCATCATGCCGTCAGGCGGCATTTCCTCCGGCGGCATTTCCTCCGGCGGCATTTCCTCCGGCGGCGGACCCTGGCCAGGTCCGGGCGGCGGACCCATCATCCCCATCTGCATGGCTTGCTGCTGCTGAATGAACTCCGACATATCCGGCAAGAACATCGCCTCGTAGCCAGCGAACTCACGGGACTTAGCCCACATCTCAATCCAGGCATTGAACTTCGACGGATCGCCCGTCGTCTGCCAAATCTGAATGAACTGCTGAAGGATCAGTTGCGAACCTTCGTCGATGTTTTGGACTTCCTGGGCACGGTTAGGTTTGCGTGCCGAACCGGACTCGACGCCGTACTCGAATTCCGAGACGATGCGATCCGTGTCAGTCGTTTGAACAAGCTCGACCCACAGCCGCGTGAACTCGCCGATACCGGCTCCGTCTTCACCCTCGGCTGGCTTCTCGCCAAATACGGGGGCTACGTCGTCAGCGGTTAAGAGCGACCTGGCCGCGATGGCTTCCAGGAACGCTGCGTCCGACATCCACGAGTCAACGGCGTTAGCCATGTCGTCCGGGCGGACCGAGAGCACGTCGCGCTTGAGGTCTGCTTCGGCAGCCGAACGCATCTGCGTCGTACTGCGGCCCGACAGGTTGAGTTCCGTGACGCCCGTGGCGTCCTCGAACTCGCGCTTCAGCGCCGACAGTAACGTCCAGATATTGGCGTTCTCTTCGGGCATCTTGACGAACTGAACCAACTGATCCATCGTCCCGGCGTGCTGCGAGTTGATCTCCAGCAACGTCAGGTCTTTGCCACTCAGGATCGCGTTCTTGATTTCATCTTCGACGCCGCGAGGCACGACGATGAACGCACGCGACGTGATCTTCACCCGTGCCATCAGGAACGAGAGAATCCAGTTGATGCACTTTTGATAGCCCATCGCTGGATGAATGTACGACTGCGGCCACACCTTGCGCGGCACTCGCCGGAACGAGAGCGCGGCAAACGGCCACGGATTGCTGCGATGCTTGTAGAACTCGGCGGGCCATTTCAGCCGCTCGACGACCTCCGCTCCGGCCTGGGCCTGGTCTTCTTGATTGACGACCTCTTCGGGCAAATTCAGCGGAACCTCGTGCGACGGACTGACCACGACGTAGGCATAGTCGCCGAACTCCTCGAGCGTGGCGATTACCGACTTGTCGAGTTCCTCGTCGAATCCACCGCTAATGCGTTGGCCGACGCCCATGCGCGACCACACTTCGTAGTAGACCATGAGGTCAGAGGTCTTGCCCTCTTGTGCGTCGAAGGCACGCTCGAACTCGTCGGTGCATTCGGCTTCCGCCTCGGACTCAACGGACGTGTCGGTCGCTTTGATCGATCCGGGCTCAAGGCCGAACTCGCGTTCAACCTCCCACACCGGCCGACGCTTGCGCCGTGCAATCCACTTTGCGTCTTCGAGCCGCTCGGCATCGGGGTCGATGAATAAGTGATCGACCGAGTCGTACTCGAGGCCCGTCACCCGACGGTCGCCCGAGTCGTCAATCGCCACCCACAGCAAGCCCATGCCCTTCACAATCGTTTCGATGATCGCGTCACGGGCGCGGTCTTTCAGGTTCAGTTCCTTGGGGGTATAGTTCATATACCACTCCAAGAGTGAGGCCCGCAGCTTATCAGTGACCGAAGTTTCCTCGGTCTGCATCTGCATCTGCTGCATGGTCTCCATGATGCCCTGCTGCGCCTGCATCATCATCGCCGGGTCCATGCCCATCGTCTGCGATGCCATCATGAGCGTCTTCTGAATCTGCATCTGTCGATACCGATCCAGAAGCTCGCTGCTGATGTTTGGTTTGCGAGGGCTGATGGTGCGAACCGGATTCCGGTGATAGAGCACCGGCAAGAAGACGGACACGACGTTGCTTACGAGGTTGGCGGTAGCCTCGAAGGTCAACCCAGCACCGTCACCACCAGCCGAATCATCCGCTCCCTTAACGCGCAGCCCCGAAGACGAGGCGTATTCTCGCCGGAAGATAAAAGAGTGGTCGTCCGACCCGTAGAACATCATCGACTCGGCCGCAGCCTTGCCGAACTTGTCCCACTTGTCTTCTTGAGCCTTGCGAATCAGGCTCATCCACTTCTTCTGAATGGAGCGAAGGACTTGCGACAATTAACGTACCTCTTCAAGAATTCGCTTGCGTTCGGCCTTCTGTTCCGGCGTCAACTCGGGGGCCGAGTTGTCAAGGCGGAACGAGGTGTCGGCGATCACTACGGGAGCTTCCTCCTCGGCGACCGGGCGAATCGGGGTCTTGCCGCCCTTCTTCTTGAACACTTCCTTTTCAACGTCCTGGAGTCGCTCAACGAGCGTCTTCAGCAGCACCTTGTCTGGGTGCATGTCGAAGAAGCCGGAGTCTCCGTCGTCGATGATTCCAGCCAGACGGATCGGGTCTTTCACGAGTTCGTCCTGGACGTGACGGACGCCCGACTTGCCGCTAGCGCTCAGTTGAGCGCCGTTGTAGGCGTACACAACGCACTCGATGGTGTCATTGCCCTTGTGGACCGCGATAGCCGGATAGCCCCGCGAGCCTGGGTGAGCGAAGTACATAACCGTGTCGCCGGGATGCACATCGAGCGCAAAATCAAATGCCATAATAAGTTCCAGTGGAGACGTGGAGTAACGTGATCTTGATTTTAGGTGAACGGATGTATCGTATACAACCCAACGGCTAGCCTATTTTCCAACCGCGCTTTTTCTTGGCTTGAAAAGCCTTCCAGACTTGCTCGCTCTTTTCGGACATAATTACCTTCGGTTTCGGAGGCTCATTCCAGTACAGTCCGTTGTCGTCGAAAAACGCGCAGCCGTACTCCAGGCAATCGACCAAGTCGTGCTTGGTTCGGCGCTCTCGAGAATCGGGGTTGTTTTTGTCGTAATAGCGGTTCTTAATCTGGAGGTCTAACCGGCTCGTCGCTTCACCGCGAAACTTGAGTTTCCCGGTATTTAGCAGCGATTTAACCGAAAGCTCGCGTGCGGCCGGGATGTCGCAGCCGTACACAAATCCGCCTGGATTCACGACAGCGTCAGGAACTCCGACCTTGCGGAACTCCTTCATGTAGTGATCCGCAGTGCGGTCGTTGCGGCCCATGGGGATTTGAACCCCGGCCCGCTTGTCGATGATGTAAGCCTCTGGAGTCCTGCCGTTCAGCTTCTTCTTGATTTCCTGCGCCATGGCGAAGGCGTCTTGATTTTGAAGCTCACACTCGTCAATGACGTAGAGGGCTTCCTTGGTGGGCGGAACCGCCATAATCAAGAACGCGCTGACCTGGCTGCCTGGATCGATCACGACGAGCCGCATCCAGTCGTCAGGCACATAGGCCAGGTCGATTGACTGCGTCTTCTGGTGATACGTCGGGTAGACCTCGCGGCCCTGAATAGCGTACTTGCCCTTCCATCGCACGGCGTATTCGTCCTCGCCGTACGACAGCAGCCGCTTCCGCATGACCTCCTTGTCCTTGGGGTCGAAGTACGGATTGTCTTCAATGAGCAGGCTGAACTCTTCGATCCCCGGATCGCCGTCCATGCAGTCGCGGTGCAGCGAGTAGAACTGCGGAGTCTGTGATTGCGGAGTAGCCGACCAGAAGAAGATGCCGCCCGTCCGCGCCATTCGCGGGATCATTTCTGGATACCACTTCTTGTTCTCGATTTCCTCGTCGAAGTGAATGACGTCCAATTGAACGCCGTTCGGCGGGTCGCCGCGCGAGGTGCGGAACATGATCTCGGAGCCGTTGCGCAGATGCACAATCGACGGGATGCCCTCACCCTTCGACTCCCACGCCATGTCGACGATGTCGCTGATTGGGATCATCGGAGGCGACGGCAGCCAGAGATGGCGACGTGCCAGGTCAATCGGATCGGTGACCTGAATGTTATTCGGATCGGGCCGCACGGATCGCCAGTTGCCGGTGATCTCGTCCTGGACTATCTCGAACGCACCGGTCCAGTGCAGCTTCCGCCACATGACCTGCCCGATGTGTGCCAGGTCTTTTCCGACAGCCAGCATCTTCTGGCCGCGAGGCTGACGCTTTCCGAACGGGTCCATGCCGCGACCGAGGCGAGCGAACTCAGCCTCGGCACACAAAGTGTTGTGTGTTACGATGAAGTCGTCGATAATAAAAGTGTTGTGTGGACTATCTACGCGAATGCAGACGCATTCCTCTCGTCCAGCGGGCTCGATCTTGTACAGAATCCGGTGATTCGCCGTCGATTTAGGT